GATTCGACCGAGATCTCCAGCTCCTCCGTTGACAAATTTGCCATCTTCGGTTCCAGAAAGATCAATGCCTTGGCCAGCGCCTAAAACGACACCGGTTTCAAAAGCCATTGCGTTGAGAAGAACAAGTCCTCTTGTTAAAACTGGCACTGCTTGACCTGGAAGCACAGCTTGAAGTTCGTCTTTCTTAAGAGGGTAACGAAGAAGATTTTCATCGTTCTCATCATAAGCGAGAGTTTGTTTCAATGTGATACCAATTGGTGGAAGTCCACCTGAGCTAGCAGGCTCAACATTCATGCCTACGACTGGGTAAGCATTGAATCCTACATGGGGCTGTCCGCTTGCACCAAGATATTTTCTTAGTGAAGTAGTCGTCCCTGCATTTTTATCGGAAAAACCAGGAATATCTCCGGGCAATTCTGCAGCAGTTGCCACCGCTGAAACAATAACGCCCGCATCCTGATCGCCCGAGAGTGCGTCGCCAGGTCCCCAAAGATGTAAATCTTGGTCGTCTGCAACGGCTAACGAAAAGAGGTTAACTACCTCATGTTCGCTGTAATCTCTGTATGGTTCTAATCTAGTAGCCATTTTATTTTCCTTAAAATTTAGTATGTAACTTTTACAGAATCTTTAAAAGCTTGAGCAAATCGACTGCGCAAAGATTCTTCCGTTTCGGAAGTTTGGCAGTTGTTATTTGGAATAACTTCTGTTGCATTAGCTTTTTCTAATGATTCTTCAATTAACGTGGAGCCATCTTCTTCGTCAGATACTTCTTCGCTAGCTTGTGAAGATTCTTCACTAAGCCTTTTTGCGACTTCTTCTTGAATTTTTGCTTCCATTTCTTCAGCTAGTTTCTGAATGTACTCATTGCTTTTAGACTTAAATACTACAGAAAGCTTTTCTTGATACGAAGCAAAAGCTTCTTCAGAGTCATCAATACTTGACAATTCTTCTGCGATAATCTTTCTATCAGCATCCTCTAAAGTATAGGATTCCTCGATAGCATTCATTCTTGCATCAAATTTTGCTTGAGATTCTCTATCTGATTTCTCAACTTCAAGTGACTGAAGTTTTTCTTCAGTTTCTTCAAGCTTGCTTTGAAGCTCTGATAACGTTTTTGCTAGCTCTTCTTTTTGAGTTTGCGCTTCGGCTTGCTCAGCTTTCGCTTTTTCAATCTGCTCAACATACTCATTACTCTTTTCATGAATTGCATCATGAAAGACCTTGGTAATGTTAGCGATAGCTTCATCCGAAAAGTCTTTTGCAGCCGCCTTTTCAGAAAGGAGCTGTTCAATATCTTTTAGTAGTTCTTGCTTTTCCATAGTTTTTGAAAAAAAGTTTTGTTCCTCTTGTATTACAGCGCTATCATTTAAATGAGAACTTTTTTCTTGATGATCTTCTTTTTCCATAACATTCGAATTATCAACATTTTGAATTTCATCATCATCGTCCTTCATTACAACGCCTTTTACGTCTGCTGCAGGGTTATTAGTAAAGCCTATTCCTAGAGGATAAATTTCACCCTCGATCAACCGATTAATCTCTTCTCCGTCTTCTGTAACACCTTTGCCTCCAAAAGATTTTAGATTAGCGCTGAGAGTTTTCACCTCATCTTCATCTCGGATTATCTTTCTTTCCTCAAATGGGCCAGATCCGACAACGACAGCATACTCATTAAATCCTATCTCCCAGCTAGCGGAAACGGACTGATAGTTTTCGCTCTTTTCATCAACAGAGTCAATTATTTGTTCTGCAAATTCTGGTTGGACAGTTTTATAAACTATAGCCCCTAGGCAAATATTAAATGGTTCAGATGAGTTAGCATCTGGTTGAATAAATTCGTTATTTGATTTATATTCTGAAAAACCCGCGGATATTATATGTCCCACAACATTATCTTTTTGATGCTCTATATTACATGGCTTGTGAATAAAAAGATCTTTAATCGCTATCGCTGATTTACTATTGATCCCATCTCCGTTTTTATTAAATTTGTTTACTACTGCTGCATTAAAAGCTACAGCTGTTATATCGATATTGCGTTCTAAATCCACATCCTCAGGAATTAAGTCGCTTAATTTTTTCAAAGAAGCTTCAGATACATTTTCATACTCATCTAGAGAAGCAGCGGAAACCTCAAAATTAAATTGGGTAGAATATTTATACTTTTTCACAATTCTTGATACACATTATTTAAAAGAAATAGATATTAACCAATGAACATTGGCGTAAACGTAGATTGAATATTTTCCATCTTAACATCATTCATATCATTATATATTTTAATCATCCAATTACCAAGTACAAGAGAGGAATAACTATCTTTTCTTGCCTTATCTGGGCCACTTTGCCTTCTCAAGTTGTCTGGCAGGTCAAAAGTCTGCGTTCCCTGAGGAGAAGTTTTTATTTGTATTAAGGCGCACTGCGACTTAGTTAATTCAATCATATCATACTGATGCTCCACGAAATCAATCATTTTAGCCCGATCACTTTGCTTCTCTTCTGCATCAGCTGTTCTTAAGAATTTAATTTTTGAAATTGGAATTTTTTTTCTAACCTGGGCATGATACTGGTCGTCTGTGGCTCTGCATCCAAACCATATCCTTTTATGATCAAAATTAGCCTGAAGCAATTCATTGGCAATGCGAATCCACGACGAAGAGGGTTTTCTTAGGTAGCAGATTTTATTTGAATCAAGATCGTATTCTTTCCTTAACTCAAGCAGGTCCGAATGATATTCCTCAGGCTTATCAAGAGAAGAAGATATAACTCCTATTTTTTTATTTTGCTTCTTAAATATAGCGCTTTCATTTACAGCATTAATAAACTGAACTCCTCCGTTATAATCGCCCACAATAAATACTATATTAAAGTTTTTAAGTATATAGTCAAAGTATTGAATATGTTGCTTTAGATTAGTTCCACTCAAAGCATACCCATGAACCATCGTTCCCATTTTAGTTTCGGGGTTTATTTTGAATACAGTCATGGCAAAGTCATCCGAGCTTTCTGATTCTGCCCAACTAGGATCAAAAGACAAAATATACTTTGCCCCCTGCTCTCCTTTTACTTCTACGCAGGGATTACTACCTTCATCTACAGTGCATCCGGCCATTCTTGATGTCTTAAAATAACCACTACTATCGTCAGTAAATACAGCTCCAAATTCCCTCTCAAACTGACTATGGCTCATTGTCGCTTTAGCTTGATCAATCAGATTTTGATCGTAAAGCTGCTGAGGAGCGCAGTCATAACTAAATTGCATAATAGTTCTATGAGCGTTATTTTTATCCTGGCCGGGCTCGTGGATCAAGTCATCGAACTGACAGTAAAGCTTGTACATGTATTCAAATTTATAGCTGGCAGAAGAAAGCATGATTAACTTATTGTTCGGCCACTGGTACCTTTCTTTTTCTGTCATTTTGCCTTCTTGAATAAGCTTAGTCTCGAGATCATAAAGTTCCTGCCTTTGGGTTGGATTCTCAACAACAGAAAGGAACGGAACAATAACCTCATTATAAATTCTTTCGGGCATTAATAAAAATTCATCAATTATAATTCTATGAAACCTAAAACCACGAAGTTTTTCACCATCGCCTAATGGCAATGCTCGGATTCTTGAAGATCCAATTTCCATGAGCCACTCGTCGTTACTTTTTGATTTTCTCGTAATGCACTGAGCCAAAAAGGAGGCTTCGGGTTTGGCGGCAATGTCTTCTATTTTTTTAAATATCATTTTAGCCTGCCTAAATGATTTGGATAAAATTCCTATCTCAACACCCTGATTTAAAATTGCATCGAGGAATGCATATATGCCTGTGGTAAAAGATTTAGACATACCACGACTCCAGACCCCCATAAAATAATCAGTCTCAAACATTGCCTTAATAGCCATGTGCTGAAAAGGAAAAAGCTTAATTCCTGAAATTAGCTCTGTAGTGAAGGTTGTGTTTTCCCGAAGAAATTTGTACAGAAGTATCTTGGCCTCTTTTTCCTCAAGAAAACCTTTCTTTTCAGAAATGATTTCATTGATTGAGTTGTTAATTTCTCTATTTTGTTGTCCTGATGTCCAGCTCATTTTTTTCTATATAATATTGTAAATCTACTCCCCAAATAATACTACCAAAAAATAATATTTTAGGAATTATATTTTCTAAACCACTCCTATCATCTGCAAAAACAAACTGACAACAATCTTGAAATTCGTGCGTAATCTGTCTCATGTTATGATATATAAATTTTAAATTACTTTTATGTGGCCCAAACTTTTTATTTTTTGCTGCCCTCATGTAGCTTTCTAGGGATTTTAAGTTCGACTCAACGATAATAAATAAATATGAATCTGCATTTCTCACCCGTTCTATTTCTCTTTTAAATCTATCCAGGTTTGACAAGCTTAATGTTCCGATAAAGTCATTAGTACTTTTTCGGTCTATATAAGTTCTATCATAAAAACTTCCCGCAGCAGTATAGTCTCCTATATTTAATGCCATAGTCTCAGAATTAGGAAATGAAAGAGGCTGCTGCTCCCTGGTGTCTACAAAGATTTTTAACATAGACGTGTCGCAGTTATTGAAATCAGGGGGTAATGCTTTCTCAAACAAAGGCTTTACTCCAAGCAGGCTGCAAGCATTGCTATAAGAACCAAAATGAGTTTTATAATTATCTATAGTTGGCATCTTATTGATAACTAATTCTAAATAGCTTGGCGCGCGATTAAGGTTCCTAGAAGAGATTCTTTTTTCTAAAAGCTTCAGTATATATTCTTTAACTTCGTTTGGGGTAGTTATGTCGCACCATTTTTTTAATTCAGAATAATTACTAAAATCTGTGTCAAAATATGAATCTTTATCCTTAAAGGGAATGCTCCCGCCAGTTAATTTATTTTTTCTTGGGAAAAATTCAGTATAATATTCAGCTATGGTCATGTCATGAGCCTTTAAATGACAATGCAAGGCCCTTTCTGACTTAAAAGTCTTTTTGCATACCTTACATTCAATCATAACTCTTCAGGGTAGACTTTAGACATAAAAAGCGGGATATTTTTACTCTTCATAATTTTTCTTTTTATTCGCCAATAAGCCCTAATTATCCAACAAGGCATTGTGAGCCAGGGAAAGTAAGAATTGTCCCTTTTGATCTTTTCCGAATACATAGATATGCCTTTAACTAAACAGCCCTTTTTAAACGAGCAGTTTTTAATTTCTACATTTCTAAGGTATGGTCTATAAAAAAAATCAAACAAAGACCAAGCTCCAAAAATAAACCAACTAGAAAAAACAAACGGCCTATCAGATATAAATTTACAATTTTCGAAAACTATATTTTTAGCGCCGCCCCTAATAAATAATTGAGCTTTTCTAGAATTAGCGATAAAAGTGCAATTCTTAAACTGCAAATCCCCACCCCTGCATACGTCAATTATCCCAGATGCGCCACCAATAAAGCTACACCCTTCAAAAAACTGCTGATATTCAAAACTAAATTTAGCAGCCCAAAATGTCTTAGAGCCGTCAAAACGACAATTTCTGTACAAGTATGGAGAAACTTTAGAATCAGGAGTTCGATAAAAATCTAAAGCACACTGTTTAAGACCTGGAGACAGAACATGAGTGCCCTCTCCACAAGTGTACTTTTGGTTCACTACTTGCTCAAACTCCATTAAATAACGTCTCTTTTTGTTACTCCAAGCACCCTAGCTTTCCATTCGGGCATTTTTTCTAAATTATCGGCCTCTTCAGAGATGCTTCTTTTCTGCATTTCTGCCATCTTTACCATAATCAATCGCTCCTCCTCTTCCTGAAACAATTGAACTAAATTTAATATACTGGCGTTTTTTTCAACATTATTTTGTATCCTTTTTGATCGATCGCCCTGTAGTTTTGAAATCAAAGATTCCATTCTCTTTTCGCACTGATTATATTCTTCGCTTTTAGTCTTTAAAAGCTCCGCGAGTCTAACAGTTAAATCTTGTTGATCTTCGGCTTCATCAAACATTCGATTAAGCTTATTCATTGCGGATTGAATTCTTTTTAATTGAATGTAATCCATGCATACATTTATATATAAATTTATTTCGTCCGTAGAAAGGTCCGGCTTGTCCCATGTTGCCCTAACGAATTCTGCCTCAAACAAATCCCGATCCTCAATCGATGTATAAGTCTCAATTACTTGCAAGAACCTAGGTGCGCACAAAAATTTCCTTAAAGACTCCATGCATCTTTTGTATTGCACATTCATCTTGCCTTCGGTTATTTCTGTACCCACGAAATCATTAATCTTTTTTAATACTTTGCTGTCTGCCTTGGGTGGAGAATATTTGACATTTAACCCAGTTTCATCCTCAAAGACATCTAAGCCTTCAGAAACAATAAAGTTATGTACCGCCCAGAATTCCTTACTCAAATGCTTAATCTTGTCATCTGAAAAACATAATTTAGCAAGATCCAGACTACTAACTCCGGGCGCAGAATTGTTTTTTATAAACTCTTTTTGAGATTCACTTAACTCAACATCTTCCTTCTTGTCAATATGCTTCGTAGAATAATCTAACTCTTGCTGAGCAAGGTAAGCCCTGACTGCCCTACCCTCCCTAGACCTACCGTCTAGTGAATCATTTTTAAATAATGTTCTAGTTAACTCAGTTAAGTCGTTAATAGAATCAATATTCTCTCTAAGAAATTCCTTCTGATCTTTGGTTAATTCTAGCTGCGGTTTCATATGCTACAATTTCTCCTTTCTTTAATATACTTATGGCTTTTTCCTTAAATAATTTTTTAAGATTTTTTAATTGTTTATACCCTGCCTTTCTGCCCTTTTCACTTGTCTTGTAGCCCATTATTTTTGCGACTTCAACTTCGTCCATGTGGTCGACGTAAAGCATTTTATATACTTTGTATTGTTTTTCTGGCAGAATTTTTTGCATCTCTTCATTTAGTTTTTCTGCTGCGCGATCAATATCAATCTGCTTATCAGACATGCACGCTACCTCTCCTGCGTGATTCTCAATAGTAACTGCCATCTTAATATCGTAGGCAGATTTTTTAGTTTTTTCCCATTTTAAATACAAAGGGCATTCAGAATCCTGAAGCCCGCTGCTGGTAAAACCGCAAAGGCTGCCGTTTGATATTCCAGTGTCAACACTAGATCTAGATTGATTAAAAGGGCAGCTTAAACACGGCCTAACAAAGTTTGAATAATTATTCCTCAGAATATTTTTCATCTGATTAGTAATAATTTTATTGATCCATGGGCCAAGAGGTCTGTTTTGATCCCACTGGTGCCATTTTTTACTTATATGCGCACAAATAATTTGCTCTACATCCTGAAAATCAAACCACGCCAGTGAATTTAAAAACCACTTCCCGCGCCGCTTTTTAATTTCAACTGCTATTTCTTTGTATTTCTGCTCAAAAGTAAAATTTTGCTCATCTTTTTTATCAACCTTCTTCATCTTTCCCCAGTTGATCTTTAGCAACCTGGTCTATATTAGGGATAATTTCTCCAAGTTTTATTTTATTCTTATAGGAGCCATCATTAGAGACAGAAAATTTAAAATTACTAATTTCTGGCACGCTATTTATATCTTCTCCGTCTTCAAAATCAACAGGGTCTTGTTGATTTTTTTGCCGTCGAACTTTTTTTGTAGGCATTACCTTTGAGGTAGATCCTAAACTTACCCCGCACCCGCTACAAAAATTAGGAGCAGTTAAAGAGTATATATTTTTATGACCACAAGATTTACAATAAGTAAAAGACATACACAATAATAAGCATTATTCTTAGAAAAATCAACTAAGCTAAATATCCACTAATAATTCTAGCTTGTCTTTTCATAAAAACTTCTGGATCAAGATTACCTGCTCCAAAACTAAATTTTTCCACAGGGCATATATAATCTATACCCAGGATGCCTATTATCTTTCCACTTAAAGTTTTTATTGGAACATTATAAAAAGAATGAACTCCCTTAGTTTGAAGTATTGCAGATAATGCTGAATCATTTATTTGACTTGTATCCAAACTAAAATATTTTCCTTCGGATATTAAACCGTGGATATATTTATTATAATTTGATATTCTATGATTTTGAGAATTTAAGCACTCAGAACTAACCCCTGCGCGAACATTTTCGTAAGTGCAACTAAATTTTTGCTGACCCTTTCCAGAGAAAAATTTTTCTCCATTATGAAACTCAAAAATATAAGCTCTAGCCGCTCCAGTTTCGCTTAGTATATAATCTAAAGCTTTGTAAACATTTACACCTGAATCAGTTATAGACTTTAAGCATTCTTTTTTATTATACTCAAATTTATTCTTCGCCCATACAGCCGCAACACCTCCGATTGCGGAAACTACAGACGCAATTATTATAGCAATATTTTCCATATTTGTTGTTACACCTTATTTTCTTGATCTATAAAACAAAGAAGATCCAAACGCGCAAATAATAACGCTCAATAAAATTAGTCCCAATCCATATGCAGGTGTCACAGAATTTATATTATCAATAGAGCTATAAAATTCCAAAGGATCAACGGTACCATTTCCATCTAAATCTAATTGCTTAAATGTATGAGACTTTATATTAACATTGTTATCTTTTTTAAACTTAGATATAGGACTACAAGAACAAACAAATAAAACCAAAAATATTATTAACCTTCTCATCGTCTCTTACTAGGAATTGCATAGAAACCCACAACCATAAAACACAAGTCCATAAAAGAAGAAAGCATCAAGCCTCCAGTAAGCTGAACCACATGAAAATCTTTTCCTCCGAAAAACCAAGAAAAAATACCCCATCTAGCATTATCGCCATATGGAACAATCATATCATAACTGATAGTTGGATTATGTGCATAGTATAACATCAGATAGCAAAGAGTGAAAGTAATTGACATGAATAAAATTCTTCTAGTCACCTTCACAAAAGGATCCGAAGCTTGAGCTTGCTGGCTAGCTATTAAAGCGTCCAAGGTATCTTTATCTCTCGCAGCTAGTGCAAGTTGATCTTGCCGCTTTTGCTCTAACCAAGCGGATATTAAGTTGGCGCCTATTTTTATCCCAGCGCCAAGGATTGTATTTAAAATAGGGCCCATTATTTTTTAGAGTTTTTTCCCATGTCGGCCATGCCTTGTCCAAAAACATAAGCAATCATAGGAGCCATCATGGTAACGACTGCGTTATGATCCATATTCCAACCAAAAAAATGGTTAGATAGTGGGATGAAAACAGCAGCAACTGAAGCCCAGAATTTTTTACTTTTCCAGAATTGTTTTTCCATTTTATTTTCCTTTCTTTTTTAACATATTTATAACCAGATCTATTAAGCCCTCAAAGAACTTAATAATAAATTTTCTAAAACCTTCTTTTTTCGGAGGAGGCGGTTGAAATTTTCTATTTTCAGAATGCGCTTTTATATAAAACGGTCCATTTGCATTGATGATTATTTTTTTGTACAAATCATCAGATAGATAAAAGTATCCATCATCCCCGAACCATTTTCCCCAACTGTTTTGGAATTCCCAATATAGTCTACCCTTAATTGTTTTCCAGCCAATCATGGCAATGGCGTGCCCTCCAGATTTCTTAGACTCTAGATATTTTTCGTCATCTATCACGCCTGAAGAACTAGTATAATACAACTCTTCATGAACTATTATAGAAGTCCATAAGGGTTCTTTTAATAAAGTTGATTTTATTAAATTTGCGTCATTTTTGTCAATAACATAGAAGCCCTCAATTTTTTTGCTCGCAGCATCTTCTTCGGCGCCATACTTCATTGGGGCGTTTTCTTTTCCAGTATACGGCCAATACCTTTCCTCGCAACAGCCATGCTTCTTTAGGCCAATTGCTGCGCCTCTAATTGTTGTGCCAGAATAAGATTCGCCAGGCCATGGGTCAAATTTTTGTCCCGTTTTATATATATGCATTACACTGGGCTCGGTATTATCAAATTCTTTACAAAAACCATATACGACCCTACCACTTTGTCCAACGCAAGACCCAATACGGCCCTGGTTTTTTACAGGTAGCGTCCTCCCTCTTTGAGAAAAGTTTTCTAAAGCGATCGTGCCTTTTATATTCATGTCAGGCATCTTCCAGTCCCTATCATCAATAGGCTGCACTGGCACCGTCAAGAGCTTTCTTTTGAAAGCCTCAGCCAGTATTCGTTTTGCTATCGAGTTTTTTAATAATGAATTTAAGTATTTCACTGCGTAATATATCCTCCTTGCCAAATTTAAATGAATGTATACCCTTAGATACACTTTCTTCGTCATTGAATAAATCAAACATTGGCGCGAAACCGCTTTTGCCATTTATATCGCTCTGCATAAAATCTCCACAAATAAACAATTTGCAGTTATCTCCTATTCGTGTGATAAGGGTAGTTAATTCTTTATATGTAAAATTTTGAGCTTCGTCGGCGACGACAATCTTATTTTTCCAGCTAGAACCGCGAAGGTAGTTAATAGGCATAGCAGAAATTCGCCCCGTTTCCAACAAGTCCCTCTTTGAAGTATCATTTTTTGGAAGCATTTCATAGAGCTTATCCTCTAAAGGTGCCATGTATGGATTAAATTTTTCACCTATATCTCCAGGAAGAGCTCCCAAGCCTTTTTCAGCACTCTCTATAACAGTCCTTACATAAAGCAAATCTAACTCATTGAATGCGCTTAATAACCTCAAGGCAGAATAAACTGCCATATATGTTTTCGTGGAACCTGCTGGCCCTGCGACAAACATAATTTTCGTGTCTTCTTGAAATGCTATCGAAAGAAATTTCTTCTGCTTTTCAGTAAGTCTTAAAGATGCAATGTGAATTGATTGTTCCAATTGCGGAATCTTTAAGGAATCCTCTTTTAAGGTGGATTTTTTCCTCGTCATGTACGAGTATATAATACACAGATTTACAATAAGTGTATATATATTATATGAAAAACGCAAAAAAAATATTACAATCCCTCAGCAAAAACTTAAACGGCTACGAATCAACCTCTTGGCTTAAGGCTGAAAACACACTACTAGACGGGAAAACTCCAGCAGAAGTTATGCTGGAAGGTAATCCAGAAAGCGTAGAAAAAATACTTGATAAAGAAATTAAAAGAATAAAATCTAAGAAAAAATAATGTCAAAAATTCTCTATCTAACAAATTGTTCTGCGGGAATATTCGACCAAGTGCCAATATGGAATATTTCAAAATTTATTAGGTCGAGGACATATCTACGAAATGATTTTTTTAAAAAAAATCTATCACATTACCTATGCGACATGGGTCACGAAGTAGATTTTCTAGTAAATTCTTTCCCCAAAATACAACCGTCAGACTTAACGTATTTCGACTCAAGAGCAAAATTAATAAACAATGCCGACACTAAAATTTTCTTCGAAGAATTATGCAGTGGTATAGAGCCTTATGAACAGCGTTATTTTGCGTGCCCAAACATTTTTACAATTAATGCTTTATCAGAAGTTATTAATCTAAATAAATATGACGCGGTTGTAATCGATAGCCGCACCGAACTTGCTGCGCTTAAAAAAAACTTCTGGAATAAAATATTTCAACCTGGACTCTTTGGGCCGATTTCAAAATGCGTAAATATGTATGACATAATAAACTGGATTGACTCCCCAGGTCAAACAGAAGAGTTAAAAGAGATGGGTAAGGTGAAGCCATTCTTTAACCTTGATCTTTTAAAGAGTGAGATAAGAAAGTCATTAGGTAAGATAGATAATTTATTTGTTGTACAAATTGCAGTATCAAATGAAAATTTACAAAATGAAGAATATTACCCAAAGCTTCTAACTGAAGCGTTAAGAACTAAAGACATAAAAAAAATTAAAAGTTTATTTTTCTCAAAAATACCAAACACTATTTATCGCTATCACGCCGATCAGTTTATTGAAGAAGATTTTTTTAAAGAATCCTCTATTTTTAGCGACAAATTCGACTTGGATAATTTATTTAAAGTATTTCCACTTACGAGTCTTTTTAGGACAAAAGCTCCAAAAAACAAAGAAGACAGCATGTTTTATTTTCACGAAAATACTGTTGCCCTAAATGAATCTCTAAATGAAGAGAATTTTAATAAATACTATCTTGGCGCACAGAGATATACAAGCGAAGGATACAGAAGCTTGGCTCAATCATTAGATTCCGCAGTTTCATAAACCGCAACTAAGTCTGACTCAAGCACCTCTGGAGGTCTAGGAGATATAGCGTATGGCCAATAGTCTATTATTTTTTCATAAGTATCAAATTGATCAATTTCTGGGTATTTAATATTTTCTATATTTTTTCTCGTCCGCTCCGAACATGATTGAGTAAAAAGTTCTCGATATACATCAATCAATGAAAGCCATTTTTTTGCCGCAAAAGCCAAAGCCTGCTTGTCGTCTTCCCATTCATAATCCATTGCGAAAAAGAAGCCGTACCTAATTTGAGTCATTCCCCGAATTGTTGGGTCTGCGTAATATATATCTTCAAGATGCTGATTAATTACATCAGGATTTTTAATTGAATTGCCCGTAGCCATAAATAAATCAACCAAAACCATTTTGCTTTTCAAACTTAATTTAAAAACATCTCCGACGCTAGATATATTAGTAAGTCTTTTACTCTGGAAGTCAGAGATTGCATCATCAACCATTTTTTTATTTGCGCAAAAATCTTTAGCATACAGCTGCATAGGTGAAATTGCGTCAGGGTTAAAGACGTTAGTTGAAAGAACTTCTTCTTGATTGTTTAATGTGACAATTCTTTTTCTTAATATATCGTAGGCAGAAACAAAAGCTTCAATTTCAACTTCATTTAAGGCTCCTTTTTCTTTTGTAAAGCTTGGGTTTAAAGTTAAAAGAGCGCGAGTAGGAAAAAAACCTAATCTAAAATACTGCATCTCAACTACATTATTTCTAAGTAAGCCTTCTAGCATATGATCCATATATTATAATATGCAAGAATTCTGTATTTATAAATTATATAAAATTTATTCTAATCCTTCCTTCAAAAGCCTTACTAAGCGATGCTGAAGAATATTTATATTGGTCAGTGCTGCTATTATACGTGGCATAATCATTCAAAAATCCCGCATTAAGGACTCTGCCAGCGAGACCTCTATGAGGTATTGGATTTGATCCTCCGTAGTAATTATCTCCAATAAACTCAGAACTTGTATCAGCGTAAATTGGTAGTTCAATCCTTGAGTCTCTGGAAGCGCCCCTAGAGCTAAGCTCGACAGAGTTGCCAACCCCAAAAGCGTAAGCTTTAGAAAACTTTGAGTTGCCGATCATTCTTTTAAATTGAGAATTATTTAAAGCTGGACTAACGGGATCAAAATTCGACGCTAAAGGATCGAGCAATATCTCTTGATTATCATGCAACGTAGACCATCCGCTTGGATTACTTGCGCCCTGATATTCATAAACCTTGGCAACAGGGTATTCTGGACCTACAGACCAAGCTAACTTCCTTCCATCTATACCCCCAAAACCCCCTGCCCACAAAGCAAATTCTGCATCTCCCGCATTAGCGCCTGAAATTGCTTGCGTGCTCGCTCCATACCAACCCATTTGGGGAGGCGCAATCTCCCGCTCAATCGATGACATAATTCGTGGATAAACCGCCTTCCAATTAGTAGTTCCATTAGTTGGTTTGGATGGTTCAGTCCAATAATTATTACTATTACTAATGGACAATGAGTCTCCGAAGCGAAAGCTTGCATCAGAAAGCGTTCTGCTTTCTCCAAGCAATAGGGTATTTTCCTTATTATTAATTGCGCCTAAGTCCTCCAAGTAATCAAATTCTTGGGTTTCTAAATTTTCTTGTATAAAAGGTCTTCTAAAAAAAGAATCTAAATAATGCGCGCTCCACATCATACCGACCGAAGATATTCTTCGTAAACCGGCAACTAGATTCTCTACAAAAACATCATTATTCCAAACCTTTATCTCGCTTAATGAACTATTATGATAGGCTCCTGTTCCACTTGCAGCGTCGCTAATAATTTGGCTAGAGGTTTTATTACTAATGTTTTCCCATTTTGTAGAGCTTGGTGCAATGTCATCAAATTCTGTAGTCCAGTTCCATTGAGCATTTCCTAAATAATTCTCGTATCCAGGTCTCAAGGGCTTTGTTCCGTCATTGCCGTAAGTTCTGTATTCTTGTTTAAGCTGCCATATATTTCCATGATAGAAACACGTATGCCCAAGGTAAAATCCTGACATCAAATTTGAATAAAACGCTCTTTCTTTTGACATGCCTGGTCTAGGGTCGTCAGGCAGGTTTCTAATTGCTTTATAATCTGCGTACTCTGAGCTAGCCAGCATCTCCTCTATGACTTCATTCACAGTCATTTGATTATTAATTTTCGCAGTCTTGCCAGCTTCGTCTGCCGCTCTTCCTAGCATGATCTCATATAAAGCCTCAACAGCTTCATCATTTACAACCATGTCCAAATCATAAGCGCCATGTTCAGCATTACCAAATACGTCAGGAACGAATTTTTGAGCAATATAGCCTTGATTCGATCCACGAGCAGAATAATTTTCTGCATCAACCGCAAAAGGATCCCACGTCAATAAGTAAGGATTTTGTCGAATAATATCTATTTCGTAATCTTCATCAACCTCAAACCAACCAAGAGTACCTTCTTCTGTTGAAAACAGGTCAACACTATCTCCAGCATAATTTGTTGCAGACATTTTCCTGAATATGTCCGCATGAGAAGTGGGACTCCTTAGGTATGCCCTTTCTAGAGTTGAATTTTGCGTGTCGCCGTTTTTTAATACAAGCTCGAAGCCGCCCTGCTTACAGTCTCCCTTTACTTTCACGGTTTCAACATATAAAGGCCTAATGCTTTTAATAAAAACATCTCCAATAAAAACCGTCTGATCTCCACTGCTACCAGCTATTCCATTGCTTGCCCAAACTCCCGAGTATTCTGTCCAGTTTTTTCTCTCTGACTCAAACCAGGGTTGACTGACATCAAACATATCGCCTTGAGTTGGAGCGAACCATGTATAATCATAATTACCCAAATCTGACCTACCAACACCAGCATAAAGACCGCTAACAAAAGCGTTCTCAAGCCTCACCTCTATAACCCCAGAGCCTAGAGACGGAGTAAACTCAACATAGAATAAACGAAAACCATCACTACCAACATGATTCTTGATGCTTCCGTAATCTTCTCGTTCTCCATTTGGAACATTAGATGCCCCGCTTCTAAGATTAGCGGAATAAGGTTCTTCTAGCGTAAAATTAGTTTGAACGCCTCTTCCTCCATGATGATTTTGTGCATTATAATCTATAGACCTTGCGGTGTTACAAGTAAATTCTCCATAACCAATTAATTCATTGGTTAAATCTCCTGCATCTGATTGAGATTGGTCAGGCTCGCAAACATAAACCCTTACGCCAGAAGGGCCATAGTTGGGTCTCCAGGCGGCAGATATATAAAGCCTATAGGTTACTCCTGGGGCGAGACCATGAATAAATTTATTCATTCTCGAAGCCTGGCCAGTTTGAAGCCCTATGTAACCCTCCCTATCATAACCAAACCAATTTTCTGAACCAGAAACATCCTCTCTCTTAATCCAAGCGTCAGATAGACTTAATCCTCCCCAGACAGCAGTTCCATTTTTTATTATATTACAAAAATTAGTCGCACCACTTGCTCCGTAACTTTGAAAATTTTCATAATTATTTATAAAAGACAAATGGGGGGTTGTTAAGCTCCAACCAGGAATTCTGTTTGTTTGAAACCAGTCTTGATTAGCTGTAAATGTAGGAATCCAACTAGGAAGGTGAAAGTAACTCTTATCGCTTCCTCCTTTATTACTTCGGCCAATAACCTCCCAATCTTGCGAGCCGTAATATGATTCGGAATTCCAAACCACAAAATTATCTCCATCAAATTCGCTTGGAGAGGAATCCGTCTCAGGGTTTTCATCCTCATGAGTTAGCCATTTTGCCTTACTGCCCCATATAAATGTTGTTATTGAATTTGGGCATAGATCAATCGCCCCATTACTAGAAGCGGATGTTGTGTATTCGTCTACATCGATGCCGCTTTTGACAAAGCTTGAGCGATCCATCCAAATATTAGGCTCGTTCATTCCTGGTCTAGACGGATCATATTTTATTTTTGACCTAAAACCAGAATAAGGAACTCTATTCGGGCTATCATTTATAAATTTTGTATAATATATTTTGCCAGTAGAATCAGGATTATAATTAATAATCATAGACCTTAGGGTTGCATAGCTAGAATACATTAATGCTGAGTTTACTGAAGTGTACCTTCTGTCTCCGTCAGCAATGTTAAATTGTCCGCCCATTCTATTGACTACGACGTTATTAGACTCCTCAGGGTATTTAAAAGACTGAGTGAGGTTTGTATAAATTGGAGCCTCGGCAGAGTCGCCAATAGAACCAAGGGATATGTTTGCGCTATGTGTCCAACCTCCGTCTTTTAGAAGTTGATCATCAACTACAAGTTTTTCGGGTGAACCTTGTTTTGCTTTAATTTGTACGGAAAAACGCTTTCTCGTTAAAGGGTCAGTTGGTAGATCTTTTTTTGCTGTATTGTAGTTATATTGGTACTCTCCACTCTCAAAAAACAAATCAATCGCTTCGGCAACAGTATAATTAAAAGTTTCCCAGGTGTCTACCCCTTCGGTAGAGCCTCGGCTTCTATCTAAAATAGTTACATAAAGACCATCAATAAGATCAGCTTGAGAATTAATACTCTGGCTTAAATCGTAGTCCGTGAAGTTCCAGCGGAAATTTGTAAAACCTGCAGATTCTTGAATCAAATCGTCTTGAATTTCAATAGCTTCACTAGTTGAAGTTTCTATTGTAACCTTTGCATGCTCCCAGCAAGTTACGAGCCCTTCTAAATCTATATTTCCAGAGTTAATCAATGGAGAGCTGGACCATAATTTGAATGTTGAAGAAGTTCTAATTCCCGTAATTGTTCCAAAAGCTTTATCTAATCTTTGATATGGTATTTCAAAAGTTCCTTCTGATTTTGTAGAGCCTAACAGGGTTCCATCTTGAATCGAGAGGGTTGCGGTACCGCTATCATCAGGTGGAAACATTTTTTCATGAAGCACTGCTTTGGCATGCATTGGTCCAAAACCAAATACAGGATACCCGAGCTCAAGCGTACGCGATATTCCTCGGTTTGAAATTGAAGACCTTGAAACAAAGAGGCCTCTATCTGTAGTGTCTGCGATATTAAACGCGGGCATACTAATATAAAGGCCTTTGTATTCGTGATCAGAATTATTGTAAATATACTGCTTGTTGATTTGAACAATGGTCATGTCAGGAAAAACCCCGACAACTTTATTGGCAATATAACCATCTCCGCTAACACCAAGTGATCCTTCGATAGCAACATCCGCAATTGTTACAACTGGAAAGCTTTGTACAGGATTAAATCCGCCTGGATAAATTAAATTGTGATATGCGGCGCCCGTTCTCGCAACGCCAAACCCGTGAGGAACCCCATCATCGATAGTAAACGTGACTGAGGTTGCTTGGCTATCTGGTCTAGTATAATTTATAGCAGGAGGTCCAGATTGAGATTCAAAAGTTAAATCAGGACCAATACCATCTTGAATAACAAGCCTTCCTCCAAATTCACTTGCAACAGGAAAACTTACGCCAAAGCTATAAACATGAGTATCATTATCATAATAATATAGTTTTCCGTTTATATTATTGGCTATACTACTCAAGTTAGGAGGGTCAATTAACTTATAACTTAAATTCAATGTTTTTAAATTAGCTCCATGAGGACAATTGATTCCATCATCAATTTTAATTGTTACTGTATCGTTATTAACAGGATCCCCTAGCTCTGACCTGGTTAGAAAAACTCTACCTTTATATCCATCAGCTTCTTGAAAATTAGAATCATAATGCGATATCTCGCCCACCATTAAATAATTCTTCAAAAGTTTGATTTCGGCGTTAAAAACGTAATCTTCCGTAAAATCTGCCTTGGAGTCGCCTCCTCCAGGACAGTTATCATCAAGAAGTAAATCGTAATAGTTTTTATTAACCACGTCATTTGAGTCATTGATATTAGTATATTTCTTATATAATAAAGCGGGTATAGCTGTATCAATTTGGAAGGTATAATTTGAATCATTATACATATACATGTTATATGAACCTTCAGGTTTTCCATGCACACCCTTATCTTCAAACGCGGGTTGAGAGATTGACATAAATTCTGTAGAAGTTACCGTAGTTTGAGTTAAACCTACTCCCCCGATGTAAGTTCCGCTATTGTTAAAACTTGCATTGGCTTTTGCGCCAATAAATTCCCCTGCGCCCCTTAATATGTTTGTCAAGTAACCCACTCCCACTTCATCAAAATTAGTAAAAGGATTTGCCGAACCGTGATAATGGGTTTGCGTCGTACTTAGATCTATGAAATTATTGTTATGGGTTGTAGAGGCTCCAACGACATCAGATAAAGCGTACAATGCCTCGGTTAGGGTGTTTAAATTAGATTTTATTTTTATAAACTCATTGTCTTCTTCTCCAAATTTGTCAATTTGGTCAGTGGCTGGCCAAGTGTTACCGGATTGATCTACATATGAATTTTGTCCAGCGGGGATAGCAAACCAGTTATCAAAATGGAAATCTATACCACTTCCAGATACGAAGTTTTTAATTTTTGTACGGTTGTGTGTCAAGCCGTCATTTGAGTCTCTTGTTCCAAGTATTAATACGCATTTCTGAACACACAGATCAAGAGGATTCCTTGAACTTGATGTCTCAGGAAGAAATATTTTAAATGCTGGTGTATAATTCGTTCGATTGATTCCATTTAGTGAATGTAAAGTTAGTTCGTCTGATATAGTTTGGGGTCCGTATTGCAAAAGCCCACTTTCATCATCTGTGGCGATAGTTTCATAAAAATCAGCCGCAGTAGAATTTCCTATATCTGTCCCACTCCAATTCTTTAACTTAACGTTTTCTGAACCAGTCCCTTCTCCAATAAAATTTATTAAACCTGACGCTCCACCTACTACTTCTGTTCCTGGGTTATATAAACAGCTTATATAGCCATATAAATTTGATCCAACTGAATTAGAAGGGCTGTCATTTATACCTAGCGCATTTGATATCGTTGCCTTAATTCCGACTGGTATATCAAAACCCTTATGAAAAACTGGATAGTTTTCGTCAAATTCTCTTTTAGCAACGAACTCTTCAAAAGTACTTCCAGAATCCTTAGATACAGCGAGCTCAACAGTAGGCATTGTCTCAAATTTTTGATATTCATCCCCTTGAGAGTATGTAATCTTTTTATATATTTCAGCATCCTGCCCGCTCGTCATGATTCCATCAATCCAATTACTCCATCTTGCCCCAGCATTAACGCTTCTTCTTAAAAATAAATTAATCAAAGGATTCTCTTCGTATAAATTTGCATAATCACTAGGCTCAAGATATTGCGTATCTTTCTGGTTAAGGGTTCCAGGCCAGGTTCCTCCTTCATTTGTATACGCCACGGCGCTTGAAGGTAATCGTCCAACAATTTTAGCTTCAGGAGATATTGTTGTTGTAAAAATTAAATTTTTAGGGGAACTAAAATCCATAGAAACATTTTTATTGTAAATTCCTCTTTGTTGGGGTATGTAAATTTCGGTAGTTTTTTGGCTTCTGCCTGGCTGCGTAAACGTATCCGCTTCTCCCATCGAAACAGTATAGGTCTTGACGTCTAAATCGGTTCCGTAACAAGATTTTGCTAATTTTTTTGCGCCCAATCCGCTTGTTATACTGTCTACAGTAGAACCTTCTCTTGCAGTACAGCATTCCCAATATTTTGTATCGACAGGTAATATTACTTCGCCCAATTCCCCCATGCTGCCTGGAGCAGCACTAGGCTCTGGATTATCGTTATGAAAAGGTTTTTCTCCATTTGTAATAGTTCGCGTGGCTCTTGCATATAACCATAATTTCCCAAATTCGCTTTGAGCCGCTTGCATTTTACCTGTTTCTTCTGAAAGGTAATTATAATTCGTATGATGCACGAGAACAACATCTCCTTCTGAGTAATTTGCGGTAGGATCCCAAACTTCAATTTTATCGATTAAGTCAGTAATAGGTGAAATAACAATTTGAATATGAGAAACCTCAAAACCTTGAACTTCAAAAGTTCTTAATATGTCAAGTTTATTCGTAAGATATGCGTCAAGTATATAATTGGTCTGAGAACTACTTAGAATAGTATTGTTCATTAACCCCTTCCATGTGTCATTTATATTCGAGGGTATAAATGCTGCTAAATTAATTCCAGAAGTCTGCCCAGACACCTTGCTATAAGGAGAAAGTAAATATACGGTAGATCCATCCTTGTTTTGAGTTGTAACATATTGAGCAGTCGAATCGCTAGGCGCGCTGGTCATTTTAATCCATGGGAAGTTGACCGTGAGCGAAAACTCTTGCTGTTCGATTATTCCATTAATACTCGAACCAGAAAGTTTGGTGCCCGCCTCTGATTTCCAAAAACCTAATGGGCGCAACTTATTAGTGGCTATAACATCCTGCCCAGGAGTAAATTCTGACACAGTCTCCTTCAAGACAGGTAGCGTCCATTCTGATATGACTGATGGAGTAAGATCAGAAGGCGAACCTAAGTACTCCCAAGAAAGCTCTGATTTAAAACCAGGGATTGCGCCAACAGGAAGCTCTGCTGTTCGAGGAATATTGTCTTTTAATCTAAAAACATGTTTAGTAGTATAAGTTGCATCGTCACGAACAAATTGAGTTGATCCATTACCAATATAATCTCCAGTCAAATCCTTTGAATCTTTAATCATCGGTAGCTGGGCAACGCTATCAATTTCATATGTATCCATATTTGCTGAGGCAAAATTTGGAATATAATCCGAGAATCCAAAGAAAAATAGATTAAATAAAGAAGGGTCTGCACTTTCTTTTACAACGAAAGAAAAGTCTAACTTCCTACCCGCAAGGTAATAAGAGGCAGAACGGTCATTTGTCTGCTCGGTATAATATGGAGACTCAAGCATTTTTTGCCATTGTTTAACCAGTGTTAAACTCGGAGAGAATGAATCGGCGGTATATATTTGAGAAGAAGATCTTGGAACTAAAGTCGCAACGTCAGATAGGTTTTGATTATTCTTGATAAAGGTTGCATTAACAAAGTAAAAATCTTGTCCATTTTGTATGACGTCTCCGCCATTTATTTTAACTCCGTTATTTATTGAAGTCCATTCTTTCGCTCCAGAAAGAGCTGAAGATTTTAAAAAGTTTATATATTGTGGCGTAGAATTCTCTAAATCTTTTCCAAGCAAAAATTCTCCAGGAGCAAGCCCTTTAGCCAAGACTTCCATATCTTCTCTGCTCATTCCCTGGGATTCGCCAACGCTCTTAAGGATTTTTACCCTCCGACCGTTTGTTTTATCCTCCTTAACGTGTGTTATGGTATTGTTTGATATTTCTAGTTGGTAACCTGTGGCTGCTACATTTTCTGCAGCAGCTATAGGTGGATTAGATGTATAAATTTCCTTATAATCACTAAGCCCATCTTGATCAGAAAAGGAACCGCTGGAGTTAAATGTTAAATCTCGAAAGCCTGTTTGAATCATGCCGACTAGTGCGCTAAATTGAGCGTCACTCAAATCCATTGACCACATAACCAAAGCTTTTAAGGGGTCCAAATCATCTCTTATGTTTTCGGGTCCAATTAATAAATAATTAAAATAGTTTTTAGTAGATATTAATTTTAAATTACCAGTACTACTCGCGTTACCATTTACAATCTCATTCGCGGCATTTCGATATTGACTCCATAGCGTTGAATTTGCGCCTGCATGACTACCTTCGGGTGTCCCAGCTGGATACCCCGAAAATGTATTGCCAAAGCTATCAACGGCGCCCCTACCACCTCTACGACTTATCTCCTCATAATTAAAAGCAATCTTAATTGCGCTAGCAGAATTTAAGTCTTGTATTAAAAATTGATACTGACCAGATACATGAATTGTATTACCATATTTACTCTCATATAAATATGGATAAAGGTTACCAAAATTAAAACGAATTATATCATTTTCAGATTGTACATTTGCATTACTACCTCCTAGATTAGTATCATACATACTTGACACATCTGAGCTATTACGTCCAATAACCATGCCATTTTCTGGAGCGGAACCTCTATCTAATACATAATTTGCGGACGGAGCATCATTTGCAATCTTACTAATAACTTGAGAGAAAGAACTTCTTGTGAAAGCTTTTTTTCGGCCAACCCCTTTTCCCAAGTTGGCATAAACAGCTTCTGCACTAGCGCCTAATGCGGTGCCCACGCCCAACCCAACAGCTCCACCTAAGGCTCCCAGCGCTAAACCTCCCCCGAAGCCATATGCTGCGCACTGCATTCCTGCGGTCAAAAACAGCGCTGGATTCAAAATGCCAACAACCGCCAATGCAACACCCAATAAGATTCCAAAAAATGAGCTCCTGCGTTTCTTCGCTTGAGCCCATACAAAACTCGTATGCGTAACAAAAGTTACGGCAAAATTTATTGAACCCGCGTGATCTCTTCTAAAATTATTTGCATATAACCATAAATCTGCAGCCGCAGCATCTTCTACTGCGGGCGGAAATCTAAACGTTACGCTAGAACGTCTGCCCCAACTATTTCTTTTTCTGTAATATTTGACTTTAAACTTTTTAGCAGGAGATATAGTCAAGCTCGCATATAATCTAGAACCTCCTGTCATTTCAGACATTCTAATTCTTCGCTCGGAACCAAGTAGAGCGCGGTCGACCATTTCACCACTTATTGATAAGATTTCATCTGGAGACTTATTGATAATTAAACCTCCAACAAAAACTTCCGAATCCCTGTAGACATCATTCAATTGTAACAATGATGAATTCGGTTGATTAGCCAAAACTCCATAAGATCTCCAGCATTCATTTTCAAAATCAGAAGGCATACCTGACCCCGCCCCCATTGGAGGCTTATTGCTTGATGTAGAAGCATGGTCTTTTCTACTTACCCATATGACATCTTTAATCGTTCGATTTGCTTCGGATTTTGAATACTCAGACTGATTCGGAGAAAACCTAACAGCCTTGCCTACTTTGTAAAATTGGCCAGATTGCCAGAAATCAATACTTGAGCTAGTAGACATCGGAAGGGAAAAATTATAGACAGAACTAATAAAACTATTTAATGAGCTAGATGCTTCTCCAAACCTAGGGTCATATGCAGGGACTTTGCCAAACTTTAGTTTGTCTAGATATAAATGGTCGTCATCTAAGTCAGCGTCATTCATTATTACCTCGCTAGCCGCCGTGTTTCCTTGAGCTATTCTTGTTATGGTACCATCGAAATCACTAGATTTTTGCGCTGCACGAAAAATAGATTCTGGGTTTAATACTCCAGGGTAGCCTGCAGAAACCATTGTCGCAGTTTCATCTTGCCCATTTTCGTCTTGGAAGAAATCAGAACTCCCATTAAAACTGGGGTCAACCATATCTCTAACCGGAACCTCTTGAGGACTTCTGAGTACATTACCCCCAATTGAAACTTTATCAGAAGGTAAAATTGCAACTTCAACAGGAGAAGTTTCTAAATTTTGCTCAATAGTGCCAGAAGATCTTAACACACTTTTACAAACGACAAAATTAATTAAATCTAAATCACCACCCGTATTCGCAGCAACTACAGCGGCGAATAAAATAAAACTATCGCACATATTTAAAACTGTCTCGTCATGCTTAACTTTGATTTCCGTTGTACTTCCTGGTTCGCATGAAATTTGTCTAAATAAATCCTCGCCCCAAGAGCCATAGACCACTTTCAAGGTCTCTTTATTGCCAACAACGATAGAATATCTTTTTTTTGTATTATTCCAAGTGTTATTGTTCACACTATTTCCTTGAGGAAAAGCAATTTCAAGCTGGCCACTGCCCTGAGGGTCAACTTCACTCATTAACTCATAAAAACAATACCATCCATTTCGTCTTCGTTTTGTAACGTTAAAAAAGTCTTGGTCAGTTAACAGCGAAGAATCATTAGTTGAACTATTATCTGGTTCGCCAAATAATTTAACCCATAAAGTATGTGCACCGTATTCAAAATATTGCCTTTTATTCGACCCAGTAGAATATTCACTTCCGGCGCGTCCCATGTCTCCACCAACAAGGTCTCCGCCTTCCTGAAGGTTTACAGCTTGAATGTCCTGAGAGTAAGCAATCTCTTCCCTCCTTGAGGACATCCCATTGGTGTCATAGTAAGTTCCATTGCTGCCATCTGCGTTGTAAACGCCAGGCATGTATACGATATGTCCAGGAGTATATCTGTAATTCGCAACCCACCACGCGATCCATGTTGGAAGCGTTCCAGCCAAGGAACCCCTGGGACCTCCGTATATATCAATACCTTTCTCAGAAATTGTTGGAGAATACCCTCCTTCGAGTTCGTTAATCTGATATCCGCTAGAACCCATTTTTAAGCCTCTCGAATATATTCATCTACACGGCTAAGTTCCCGAGATTTTTTAAAACCCATTAATTTAGTTCTTCTTGCGGCAAAGCTATTGCCTTTTTCTACATTGCATATAATATGTGAATATTTCTTATTAACTTGATCCAGGACGCTATTAGATAAATCCAATAATCTTTTAGATACATTTATTTTATTTTTATTAAGAAAATAATTATTACAACTCAATAACCACACTAAAGCACTATCTTTTTTGGTAACTGGAATAAAACCAAAAGCAGAACAAAATCTTCCTTCTGGGTCAATTATGCTGTAAGCAGACTCAGAATGCATGACTGTTTTAGCAATCATTTCAAGGTGATTTCTGTATCCATTGGCAATAGCAGACGATCGGTCTTCATCAATTAAATCGGACATCAAAATATTAATATCTGTATGATGAATTTCTCTAATATATCCGAGACTTTTATCTGTAGTTAAATTTTCTATATCAAACATGCCTTAAACCTTTTACCTAATTACACTTATATAGTATTTTATAGTTTGTAAAAATACTACTTTAACATAATATATCTGTGTAAGAAACAGAGATGCAAACATCTAATTTTAAAATAATTTATATCAACCATAGCGACATTGAATCTAGGGAAGAAGGCTACAGGCAAAAAAGAAAGGTTAATCTGCTTAAAAAAAATTTTTCTTCTAGGTTTGAATTGCTTGAACAGGTATGCACGAATCCATTACCCAATGAGCTCGACAGATTTCACCTGCCTCTTAACCCCCTAACTCACGAAGACCAATTATTCTTCTCAAGGTACCCTCAAGAATATGGTAGATTTTTGACGCATTTTATGTGCTGGCATAATTTAGCGGTATCTCAATTTGATTTTTTTATTATTATGGAGAGCTATAACTCCGCCTTGGATGTGTTTAATTTATTGCAAAACCCACTAAAAATGGAAGGGCAGGATTTTATTGACATATCAAAAACTTATCACCCTCATTCGCTTTGCTATATATTAACTAAGGACGGTGCACACAAATTAACTAATACAATGAACAACCCATCTCTTTTGAGTAATTGTTCAGATTTGATATCTCCTGAAGTTTCTTTAAGCAAGCCCGCGGTATATTCTCAGATCTCAACATTTATAAATTGGTGCAAAGAAAGTAGTTCGGATATAGATTTTAATTTTTCACAAAAAGCATACGTATCAAAAACAGAAAGTTTCTTTTTTAAAGAGAGTAGAACAATAAATCCCAAAGACTCTATGGATATAGTTAATTCAGGTGATTTTAAATTTTGGGACAAGCCATATATCGATAAAACAAAAACATTTTCAAATAAAATGCTTATGCTTATCCTCGCAACAGAAAGAGAAATTAAATCTGGGCATCTTTATACGATGATGAGTAGATACTTTGCAGGAAATGCATCACTTCATCACTCAATAGATATAATAATATGTACAAATAAAGAGATAACAGAACAAAGGGTTCAAAACTTTGAATCTCATGTAAATATAAATTCTATTAAATTTGTAAATATGGATATCAGTGAGAAAGAAGACATATATATCACAGATCCTAAAGAAATACAAACATTTATCAATGAAAAGAAATATATTCCAGCACTAGGTTTTACATCTGGACCTAATAAATTATTCTATGACTCTATGCTAGATATACTAGATGGTAAACATGGATATTATAAAAACATATTTATGTGCGAGACAGATTCTCGAAATATTATTGAAAATTGGATTGATTCTTTTATCGATTATATTGATTCTTACGATTTTATCATTGCAGGATCGAGGTACAAGAGCTTTTTTGAGGGCAGCGAGACGTCTCTACAGCCCTGGACGGGACACTTGAATGGCATTGCTTTATATCGCACGGGAGACGACTTAAAGTACCTTCTCAATGGTTCTATGAATTTAGTGAAGCATTCGATTGTATCCAAAGCGCAACAATTTTTAAGCTTCGATGTGGCGAATCATTTGTTTTCTCATAGCATGGCAGGAATTGAAGTTTGCTATAACGACAAAGGTTCCAGTAAACTCATAGATTCCAAATTGATTACTAATATATCTCCAATTAGAGACCGAGAGCTATCTCTAGAATTTGTACTGGAAAATCACCCAAAAACTGTCATCATTCATCAAAAGTTATAGTAGTTTATAATTTAACTGTATGCCAAGACTGCCGAGGCGATTCCATAAACAATATATTAAATTAAATTAAATCAATAAAATTTATTTTCGGCTTTCGCCGAAATCGCCTGATTGGCATGAAATACAAAATACAAAATATATTATGTATCTTTTTTAAATCAAACTATATAATATGTTATGCAAACAATCGACATATTACATAACAATATTCCATTTAAAATAAGAGAGCACTTTCAAGAAGAAGATAAGAATGTTTTGGGAGAGGTGTTTAGTGAAGAAAATTACCCCATTAATCAGTTTATCAACTGTGCACCGAAAGTTGTAGTTGATATTGGAGGACACATAGGTAGCTTTTCCAAACGTTGCCATTCCCTATTTCCCGATTGCGAGACGTATACTGTAGAGCCTGACGTAGACAATTATCAAATGTGTAAATTAAATTTAGAAGAACATAACAATACTCTTATTAGAGGTGTTCTTAATTATTATCCTGATAAAGTATATTTTTATAGAAGTGTTAAAGAAGCAACTGGTGGAGGTTTTCTTACTAATGAATTAATACCTAATAAAGAAAGTGTTGATCAAGCAGAAGAACAAGTATATAAATTACATGAAGATTTTGATGTTAAGCATTATACTTTAAGATCATTAATGCATGAATATGATATAGAGAGTATAGATTTATTAAAATTAGATTGTGAGGGCGGAGAAAATGGTTTCCTGAGAGATGACTGCGAAGACCTAGACATACTTAAAGAAACAGGAGCTATCATGGGAGAGTGGCACGGATTCGAAGATTACGGCCCAGATGCACCAACGCAATCAGTATTATTCAATAAATTAAATTCAATATTAAAAGATAGCCACGAAAGTTGGTTTTATGATCCTGTAGAACAAGATGGATTAGGCATATTTGGATTTGTTAAAAAATAAACATAAAATTATGCATGAATACTGATTATACTCTTATACTTAATTATTATAATAAAACAGAAGAGCTACTTAATAAGCAACTAGATAGGGTTTTTAGTCAGAGCTTGCCGCCAAAGTGCATAATTGGCTGTTTTTTAGGATTGCCAAAAGAAAAAACTAATTTCATAGAAACATGGCTAAATAGAACAAAAGGTATGGATAATGTTCATACTGTGTATTCTGACTTTAATTTTAAACACATTGGAAGATATCAAGTCGCATTAGCTGCTCCTACAGAAAAAATAATAACACTAGATGATGATCGTTTCCCGATGCCCGACTATTGTAGGGCAATGGTAAGCATCTTGCACCACGATGACTGCCTGGTTCAGAACTACGGATGGGATTTAGATAGAAGCGCAACGTATAAATATAATAATCAATGTAAAAATTATGATAAAAATACAGCCGTGGCATTTACAGGCATCACAGATATGTCTGGAACATTCTATACTCTGAAGAATCATAGAGATCCAGATAAGCCCATGCTGAAAAAAGCAGATTATCTATGCGGAGGCATGGCATTTAATAAATCTTCATTAAAATATTTATTTGCAGAAGACATAACAGATGACATAAGATTGATTGGAGATGATATTGCTTTCTGCTTAAGATCTAATAAAAATGGAATACCTGTCTATGTTTATAGACCCCAAGATAATGAGGAGGGTGACCGCCGAAGTTTAGAGCACGATTCAGCCGGTATCAATCCAACGGCGACCAGCCAAGAATTCTGGGAAATTAGAACCCGAATGCTTCATAGAGAGCTAGGTTATCCATGGGGAAGGGCTTTTGAAAAAAAATTAAAAGATATTAATTAATTTTAATTTGCTTAGTTTTACATTTCTCTAATTTAGGTATACTAACTTCTAATATTCCATTTTCTACTTTTGCAGTAATTTTAGATGGATTAACGTCTCTTCCAAGCGAAAGTTCTTTATTAATTGAACATGTCATATGGTCATTTATAGCTTTTTCGCCGCGAATCTTTAATATATTATCATCTAAAGTGATATTTATATCTTCTTTACTAAGTCCTGGGACTTGAGCATGGATAACATAGTTGTTTTCTTGCTCATCTAAGGTTGTCCTGTACTTATAAGAATCTAAACTGGAATCGATAACGTTGCAAACGGTGTCGTCCATCGCACTAAGCAGGTTGGCCTGCTCAAACAGTTGGTTAATTAGTGAATATTTCATATGCCTTTATATTTGCAGGTGCCATGCCAATTTTTTAGCCCCCAAAATAAGCCAGAAAAGGCCGCCGAAGTGACAAAATGCCTCTCGACGACCTTTTGCGCGGTCACATTGTGACATTTGGGCGCTACGACTTATTGATCCCCAGGTCGCCAATTTAAACTCCAAAGATAACTCTGGGTTTTAACTTCTTGGATTTTTTCCTCAGGGATGTATGTAGAAGCGCTTCGGAGATTAGTCTGAAGCGTGTCTATAATAACTAGCAAATCAGCAATTTCTCGGTCCTTCTGTTGGATCTGGAATTGCATACTCTTTAACCAATAGGTTTCTTGTTCATCAGCCATACCTAAAAATACACCCCGTGGATTTTTTTTGGTCGGCCCATTTGTTAATTAAAGTCAGATTCATTCAGATATTGAAAAATACCACCCCCCCGGTCGAATCGAATTTTATAGATTCCTTTCATTTCACAAAAGGGGTAGGGTTTCTGATAGGGGGGGAGGGGATCGTGCAGTAAAATAGTTGAATTTTTTTCTTGTGTTTTCGGTACAATGTGTTAGATTGTTTATATGAATAAGATAAAAGTACGAATGCCAATAGTCTTCACAAAGGCAAGACCTCACAAGCTTAGAAACAAAGTACTTCCACGCAAAGCAAAGCATAAAAAAACTTTCGCATAATCAAACTTTTTTCTTGCAATCACTCTATAATACTATAATATACAAACTATGAATAACGAAAATAATATCGCTCTAATCGCCAAAGCCGTTGAACTTGCTAACGCAAACAACAACAAAGTTACAGGTCGCTTCGCTGAACTGCTCTCGGACATCGAGGAAGAAATCGCCAATGAAGAGTTTACTCTTGAGCATGGCATCCAACACGCATCCGAGCGTGACATTGAGGATGAATTTACTTCTCTTGATTCTGTCGAGGCTGAAGAGGACGAAGATTTTGACAATGACGAAAGTCTTGTAGATATGGATTGCGTCAGCGGTACAATGCGTGAAATCTTCGAAGTTTAATCTCTAATCAAAGGAATATATGTTCATACTAGAATCAATACCGTTCTCAGATAAAACAGGCTGGACAATTGAGTCCATGCCTCTATACAAAAAGCAGGCCGAAGCTTTGCTCCGTGCACGCCAAGCCCGGAACATAGGGTCCAAGCGTCGCCGTTACCGTTTAACCAAGGTCAAATAATGGAAGGTTACAACGGTTGGGCGAATTGGGAAACATGGAATGTGGCCCTATGGTTAGGCAACGATGAGAGCTTATACAAGCTAGCTAGGCGTTTTGTGCACTACAAAGATCTAGCCAATTTCCTAGTAGAATCAGGCACGCTTCATACCCCTGATGGTGCGAACTACCAAGACCCCGAGCTTGATACATACGCCTTGGACGAGCTTTTGATGGACGAGTTCTAAACGCTTAATAATCAAAGACTTACGGGCCGGCAGGCCTAGGCCGCTCGTGCCCTAAGTCTATAATAAACAATGACTTACAATAACATAATAATGTAATAAAATAGTTGCATTTTAGGCTTGTGTTTTAGCTATAATATGTTACATTGTATATATGACAACAAAAGAAATAGAGAGAGAAATACTAACACTACAAACCGCTCTTGCTGAGTGCATACTTAGCGACTCTCAACGCGTTGTAATACGCAATGAGCTTGGGCAGCTACAGGACGAGCTATCCTTGAGAGAGTTCGACGAGCAGCCTGACATTGATTGGGGCTTCCACTCACAATACGAGTAAATAGGTCTTGACTTCTTAAAATATAAATCTATAATAAACTTATGATTAAAAATAAAACATTCACCGCAAATATCCATGTCAGTTCAATTGGAGGTGGCAAGCTCCCCTTCTTTAATACAAACACAAATTCCCAAGTAATGATGGAAAGCACCAATCATGTGTTAACATACCAAGCGAAAGATAAGCATGAAGTACGGCGACAAGTTGCCAAGCGTGTGCGTGAGTTACAATCTCACCTCAGCTTTGGCGAGGATTACAGCTACTACATTAATAGAATTTTTGAAAAATAATTAAAATAAAACTTGACTTTTACCAAAAACTTTTATAGATTAGTTACATGATAAAGATAATACAAAACCCAAACTTCACTAAATGGTTCAACATCCTTTTTGACGGAAGGCTTGTTGATAACGCAAAATCTCACGCACAGGCAATGAGAATCGCAAGCAAACTTGAATCTCAAGCTCAAGATCTTCGCGAGCCAATCAGAACAGGTGCAAGAATATCTCTCTAATATGAACGAATCAAAAAAAATGGACTTTCCCGAACTTGACTTGGGACTCGCACTTTCTAAAGCTGAAGGAAATCTCAATTTCCTCGCTCAAACGAGCAACACTGAAGGAGATCAAACCTTGAGCATTACTCAGGGCATGGCAATCCTCGACGCTCTCCACGCAGTACAAGAAGCTCGCAAAAAGTTTCAAACCGTACTGCACGAACAACGCAAAAAATAACATTATGATCGAAATTATCCTATTCTCTCCTTGGCTTGTAGTATTCTACCTCATGTGGCAAGACATGAAAGAAGACGAAACGCCTTGGTAATCAAGGACTTACGGGCCTACGGGCCTAGGCCGGCTGTGCCGGAAGTCTCTAAAGATCAAAGACTTACAATAGAAAAAAAGTTTTAAAAAATTAAAAAAGTTCTTGACTTTTAGCGATTTTCTTGCTATGTTGTTTATATGATAAAGATTAATAAAACACAACTCACCGAAAGAGAAAAAATTCTTTTAGCTTTTGTAATAGCTAAAAAAAAGTAAAATAAAACTTGACTTTTACTAAAAAATAGAATAGATTGTAAATATGATTAAGACAACAGAACAAATAAAAAACGAAATCGCAATAGAAAAAAACCAACTTGCAATGTGGCAAGGTAAAATGGATCAAAGCGAAATTGATTGGATCAATGCAAAAATTTCTGACCTTAAGGCTATGCTTTCACAAGCTCGCTATAATGACAAAGTTTTAGCTTATGGTTGGAAGTCAGTTGAAAGAAACGCTTGACATTTAAACTCAAAACTGCATAATAAGACTTATGATTAATGTTGATAAAAACCCAAACTTTTCAAACTGGTTCGATATTCGCCTCTTTGGAAAACTCGTAGATAACGCAAAGACTCACGCTAAAGCCATGAAAAAGGCAAAGCAATTACAAATCAAAACACAAACTCCAATACTCTCAAACCATGGATAAAATAAAAGAGCTTAAAGAACTTATTCGAGTACTCACACCAAATGCAGAAGCGGGGCACATCCAAAGTCAGCAGATGGTAATTAACGCACAGATTGAGCTTGATGAGATCCAAGACAATCTAAAAGCTCAAGAAACTTTTATGAAGTTTATGCTTGCAAAACCAAATGATAATGCTTAATATAAAATAATGAGACAAGTAACACAACAAATTAAACAAGCTTTTGAATCTCGCCAACCTTTGACAGTTGGCAACACTCGCACGGACGGTAACACCGTTTGGTTGCATGGGAACGCTATAATCAAGCGTGACGCAAGCGGGTTTGTGATATGGTCGCTGGCTGGCTGGAACACTCCAACAACTCGCGAGCGGGTAAATGGAATAGTCAATGCCGGAGTAAGTCAGGTCAACTTTGAGCCTGTACTAAATGGTCATATCATTAATCCATCCGATTGGTTTGCCGTATCAAATCAAAATGTCGAGGCTCTTGTGTTCTAAGTAGCACATAGCCAAAGACTTACGGCATCTGCCGACTAGTCAGAACAGAATAGTGCAATAAAATAAAAGAATCTTTTTTCACTTTTTTCTTGCAATTTCTGAATTTATATGCGATAGTAGTTATATGATTAAAGATAAAATACAAGTTAGAATCAAAAAATGGTCAACGCATTGGTCTGTTAAGATCTTCGACACAGGAACTGAATACCCACGGGTTCGGACTGCGTCAAGTCTTTCATACCTTAGAACAATCGAAAGAGAAGAGAATCTAAACTCTCCTCGTTTTAATGTAGTAACCCAACACTAAAAAATAATATGTCAGATAAAAATAAATTTAAAAAAGGTGATGTGCTTATCTCTCGAGATAATAAAATCTTTCAATTTATCCAAGCTACCGAGCACGAAGAGCTTGGCACCATCGCTATGGTTCGCCCGTATCGCACCGACCGCAAGGTTGGGATTCGTTTCGAAGATGTAAAATTGCATCCTCTTTTCGCTTGACTTTTAAAATTAAAACCCTTATAGTTGTATCATGTCAGAATTAAATAAACCACAACCAAGACTTCAACGCATTACCGAGACAATGAAAAAAGCTCGCACAGAAAAACGCCAAGCATGGATCCTTAGCAGGATTATAGACATTTGGGATGCCGAAGCTATGCAAATTATAAATAACTAAATATGGAATTAGTTATTCTTTTGGCTGGATTCGGTATCGCTTGTGTTTTTAAAGAGTTGATCTATCCTACTTTATCTTAATCATCGGGTTGGGAGGGGTGGACTGCGTCGCAGAAAGCCCCTCCTTAAATCTTTGATACTTAGAGACTTACGCAAAACTCAACCTAGGCGACCACTTACGTAAGTCGTTGATAATAAAAATGTTATGGAATTTTCATTGATAAAAATATACTATTTACTATTTACCTATTTCGTTTTTCTATTTAGCAAATTATCAATTCTAAATATACTCCGCGTAAGCATATAACTTTCCTTCTCTATAATTAGCTTTTCGTGTTATATCTATAAAGTTTTTTGACTTTACATTAGCTTCTACGCAAGCTTTGCCTAATACTTTTTCATCATTCTCTAATACTCTTAAAGCACATACTTCGGCTATGAGTGGAATTTTGTCGCTTGATAATGTTAAGATGAATTTTGTTTTTTTCATAATATAATTATATCAGTTTAGAATCAAGAGTCAATACCTTCTTGGACAAATCCCGTTGCATCTTTCTTTGCCATACCTTTTTCGATAAGACCAACAACGACACCTCGCTTGTCAAGAAAACGCAAGTCAGTATCATCGCCATTGACGACTTCGTAACCTTTCCAAGTTTTGGGAAGTTGATTGCGAAACACCACGGCAACATTGCCACCCATAGCAAGAACCATTTCGCATTTCTTATCATTGTTCTCCGAGCGAGAAAAAGTCAAATGATAATTGGAAGGAAATTTTACCTCGTCTTTGGCGAATGGCTTACCAAGAAAAGCACACATTCTCTTGAATGACTTTGTATAATCATAAAATTGCTCGCCACAGAAGTATTCAAAAATGTTATAGTTTGGATCTTTCATGTAAACACCTTCCCATGCGATGTCACTTGTGAGATTGAGGCGGAAAACTGCTTTCATTTCTTTCTTGCTTGCGGATTTGATAGTTGACGCAATTTCTTTGCACAACTTGTACATAAAATCTTTTTTCTCTTCGAAGAATAGTTTTGTCTTGGCAACTCGTGATTGCTGAACAGAATTCATTTGCCCACGACCTGCTGTGTTGAGACAAGAAGCGGTGCATCCTTTTGAACGCCATTGGCAAACTTCGTAGCCCGCAAGATTTGCTGGAGCAAGATGAATACCTTTTGTGATGTAACCCATTTTTTCTCCTTTGAGAATTTTTTGATTACCTGATGTGAGAAGTGTTGTTTTAATCATGATACTATACTAATAAAAATAAATTAACTTGTCAACCCTTAATAACGCTCAACTAAAACTTTATCTTGATAAAGTTTGCAAAGAGTAGCAAAGTATCTTGTCTTCTTGTTTTCGACATCTACAAAAGAATGATACTTGTAAGGATTGTATGTAATTTCGATCATGTCAACCCATCCATCCCATACTTTCAAATCTTCGTGACGGATGTAACCTAAGATACCGGCATGAACATTCTTACTTTTTTCTCGAATCACACGCTCACGACCTTTTTGATTAACTTTCATTACCGCTGAATATATAGAGATTGGAGACCCATCTGAATGAGCCTTAACCAATCCGTCCTGGCGAATGCTCCAGCAATTCTTGTGAAGATTTTTATATACGAACACCTTGCGGTCATAGTCGATGTCGTAGCGAGAGTCTGGTTTTGTTCTAATCATAACTATATAATAACAGATAAGAACTCAATGTCAACATTTAATTTTAAACGCTTGATAATCAAAGACTTGCGAGTTAATTTCCCTAGGGTTGCCGGCCCGTAAGTCATTGACCTACAATAGGTTAAGGCACAAAAAAAACCCTTGGTTTCCCAAGGGTTTTTGAAGGAGGGCTTTGGTCAGCTCCTTGAGCGTTTAAAATAACGCTCGGCAACCTTAGCCCTGACAATCATAGAGCGTTCAACTCTACGCTCGCCCCCATTAGTGTCACGGAAACGGACGGCTTTAGAATTATAGTCGTGAACTTTAGCTGAATAAAGCTCACGCTTCAGACCATTCTTGAGAAGGACGGAAACAAATCGTCCTTTGCGTGAATCGAGTACTTCGTTGAGATTACGGCATTTCATAATATATATCCTTTGTTTTTAGTGTTAAAATTAAGCTACGAGTTCAACCTCTTCAACCCCTGCGACAGGATCAAAAGCATTGTGAAAGATTTCAGATCGTTTGGGCAAGTGCATAACATTTCTGCCTTTGCTTACTTCCGTGAATGCGTTGTACAATGAATTGAGATTTCGATCTTGAAAAACTTTGTGGTCAGAACTTCTCCATTGTTCCCAAGCTTGGGCAAGCATGGATTTACCAATCAAATTGGTCTTGATTCCTGCCTCGTAAACATCGAAAATAAGATGTTGGGCTTCTCGATCATTGACGGCAAGGTCTTTGTAAGCTTGCACTCGATCATTTTGGCGAGTCCACATAGGGATTAAGTACTCGGTGATTTTGTTCACTCTCGTAATAAGTTCGCCATGAACATCGCCAATATGCTTGCGAGTAAATACAACTTCATTGTGAAAAATAAGATTGTCACAGATGAATGGTGCGTCACCTGCACACAAACCTGCTGCGAAAAGTTTGTCATGGGAATTTCTCATGCCCACAACGCAACCACGCTCGCCACCATTATCGGAAAGGTCAGCATGATTGACTTGAAACATTCCAAAGTAATGCTCGCCACCTTTGGTCACATTATGGCATTCGTTAAGAATTTCAAAACCTTTGTCTTCAAGAGTGTTTCGAGTTGTATCCACAACTTTTGAGTGAGCAATAGGTTTCCAGCGATTGGTTGCTTGTGGAGTTGGCACTCTACGAACGGCATCCATGTCAACGATGGTTGATCGGTTACCGCAAATGCGAAGGTTAAGACGAGGAGTTTCTTGAGTTGTATCTAACATAATTTTTTTAAGTTTGGGTTTATCTGATTGTTATAATATAAGTATAAGTGAATATATATAAAAAGTCAAGCATTAATTTTGCCAATCGAGAGGTAAATCTCCGTTTTGTAAATTATCGTAAGCTTGAGCTTTCTTGCCTAATACCTTTAAGGCACTTGCTACAAGACCAAGCGTAAGTTGATCTTCAGCAGTAAGTTTTTCGTGCATAGGTTGAATAAGTATGTCAGAGATTTGATCCATGATCGCCTCGACAACGAGTTCAGCACTAGGGTTTTCATCTGATTGGTAGTCTTCATTAATTATCATACATATAAGTATGACAGAACGGGTTTAAATTGCAACTATAAAATGACTAATAAATACATTTTTTTTGTTACTTAAGTGCTTCTCTATCATAGACTTCCGGCACGGCGGGCCTAGGACCAAAATCCCCCAAGTCATTGGGGGATAGTGGTTTAGGAGGGTAGAATCAGAAAACTCTTTTCTCTAACTTATATAATTTCTCAAGTAGAGAGTCGTGCAATTTCCTCTTCTCAATGAATTCTTCGCAATAAGATTCTGTTACCTCTGCAAGCATTAGCTCGTAGCCAAGTTGACGAATCTGTTTTTTAAGTGATGATGCAGTCATATAATTATGCCTTTTCTAATGCTACGACTCTATCGTAACGGAATGAACGCACTCCGTGGCGATTATGACAATAAGAACGGAAGCCAACGATTTGCTTGCCCTCCTGATTGTTGCCAAATTCATAAGCATATGATGGTTTGTTGATGGTATAGCGTTCTGTTCTGCCGTCAAGCGTGCGATAGACGACTTGATACTTAGGAGAGAACAGGTTCTTGATTTTCTGAACTAACTTCATTTTCTTGATTCCTTTTGTTGAGGATTGTTGATTGTTGATTAAGAATTTCTTGAGCTTCGTGTTCGCTCTCGAAATGTAAAGTGATGAGGTCAGGATGCTCGCCTTCGCTCCGATTGTACCAAGAGGGCAAAAGCTCCTCGAAATATAATTCCCACATTCCCGATTCTTGGTCGTAGGAGGCTTTGTCTTCAAGCGAAGGTAATTCGCAGTTTGCTTCAATATAATCTAACATGATATAAATATAATATAGTTTGAATTAAATGTCAAGCATTATAAATTGCTTTTTCCATTTCCACATCGTGAGCAGGAGGGTTGAGCAGGTCATCAAGTTTGTCATAGACTTTTTGCTTTGATCCTGTAAAACCTGTTTCTTGTTTTATGATAGCGTAAGCCGATTGACCTCTGCGTTTCATTCCAAGAAGTTCAAGCTTGAGCATTTTATGGAGAGTGCGGAGTCTAAACTCTGCAATTTGTTTTTCGTTTGTTAACATAGTGTGTGTTGGTTATAGTTCTGCTGATTGAAAAGATGATTCTATTCTAGTCTCATCTCTATAGGATGTCAAGTCTCGAATGATGTCATCTAAAGATTCATCGAACGATTGAAATGCACTTCCCTTTGGGAACTTTTCGGGATGACGCTCATGTTGGTCAAG